CCTCGGCGGGGGTGGTGCCGGCCAGGGTCATCGTCGGGCCCAGGCCTAGGGCTTCTGCCACGCTGGTTCCAGCGCCATCGTGCATGGGGTACCAGACGGCCGGGTTGGCGGCTGCAACCTGCACAAGGCGCGATGGCGTTAACGTGCTGCGGGTAACTGCGTTGGCGGTCATGCGGATACCTGCGCGGTGACGGACAGCACGGCGTAGCGAGTGGATGACCCGCGCTGCAGAGTGACCTCGACTTTCGTCGGCACGGAGTCAAGCCACTCGAAGCGAGCATCACCCGCGATCACTTCTGCCAAGGTGTAATCAGATTCCATCACATACAATTCACCAGTAAGCGTAGCCATCACACTGACGCCGATAGCGTGCATTACGAGGGTTGCACCACCAAGATCAGGCACGCTGAGGACGCGGGTGCTGTCCATGAGTAGCGCGTAGGTCTCGGCTGTTGGAGTGAGAAGCCTTTCCGCCCCGATGGTGTCAGTGGGCGGAGCAAACGTGACGCGGGCACTGTCAACCGTGCCGCCGACGCCGGCATCTAGAAGGATAGACGCTGTTGGCACGCCGGAGATGGTGGCTAGGCGGGTGCCGGCCGGGGTGTCGAGGATGCCCGCGGAGATGGCGGCATGCACTACGTCGATCTGTTCGATAGACAGAACGGGGTTGTCACCGTCCATCCCGGCCGTGTAAAACCGCGCCAGACCAATGGACACCAGCCGGTTGTTCTCGGTGTCGCCAAGATCATACAGGCCTGGTGATCGGCCGTTAAATGGGTGCAGTAGTTGGATGGTACTCATGGCTGCGGTTCCTTGTTCCTTGCGGTGCGCTTGCGCGGCTTGCTGTTGGTGGTCGCATCAGCTGCTGGCACGCTGGCCGCCTGAGACACTGGCTGCTGCAGGTATTCAGCACAGTGCGCAGACTCGACCAAGTGCTGTGCCAACGCATCGCCGCACGTCAGCATGTCGCCCTGCGTGAACCCGCCGATGAGAGAGTTGGCGCCGGTAGTGGTGAACTTGATTCTTGGCATGGCCATGCAAAGCGGCCCGCTTGTTGGGCGGGCCGCTTGGGGTGATGGCTTCAGGCTTTGTTACGCAGGCGTCAAATCGCCGCCACGCACGGCAGCCGGCTTCTCGGTGGCCAGCGCAAGACGCCGCTCGGCGCGCAGTGTGATCAGGTTCTTGGTGAAGTTGTCGCTGTCGCTGTCGCTCATCTCCACCACTACGCCCTCACGGTTGTAAATCATGTATGCCTCGCTGAAGCGCCCCACCTGGAACGTGTCGGCCGCCATGCCGATGGCCTGGATCACAGGCACACCGAACAGGCGGGCCTGGCCGGCATCGTTCACGCTATACAGCGTTTGGCCGGCCGCCGTGGTGAATAGTTCGATTTCGATGGTCGCCCAGTCGGCCGGGTTTAGGACGATAGCGTCAGCCGGATAGCCGGCAGAGTACAGGTCAGCCATGATCTTTCGGATCAGCACCAGTTTTTTCAGCGTGGAACCAAGTGCGGCATTGGCATAGCCGTGCGCAATGTAGTTTCCGGTGTTATAGGTGCCCGAGATGTTGGGGGCCGCGCCGTTGCCCACAACAAGCTGGGTATCAACCTTCTGGTTCACGCCATAGCGCATGCGGGTGTTCACGTAGGCGGCCAGCGCGGTGTTGTCGGCCGCCAGCTGTTTGCTGATCTTGATCCAGTGCGCCACGGTTGACACCGGCATGTTGACTAGTGTCCAGGTCAGCGAAGATTCGGCCTTGGCTGCGCCTTCTGCAGCCTCGGCGGCGCTGTTCGTAAACACGTTCTCTTTTGTGAACTCGATGGCGTTGCTGGTAGTGGTGGTACTGGGAAGCAGCGCCTCCATGCTGAACGGCTGGAATGCTCCCGCCACGATGCCGGGCCGGCGCTCGGGCGCCACGTTGGCGTCGCTGCCGGTCAGCGTGTTTTTCACTTCCAAACGCAGTTTAGGCGAGTGGCCACCGGCAAAGGCGGCATAGCGGTCGCTTTTGATGAGCTGAGCACCCCAGCTGTCATCAGCCTTTTCGGCTGCCGTGCCTTGCACGCCGCGCTGTTCGAGCACCAGCAGGCGGTCAGCCAGCTCGCGCTGATCGGTGCCGATGCGCTCCAGCGCGGTCTTGGTGTCTGCCGACACTTGGCCGAGTGTGGCCATTTCGCCGTTGGCCTTGTCGCTCATGGCCTTTAGTTTGGCTTCGATGCCGTCCAGGCCCTTCATCACTTGTTCGATGCTCATGGTGTTTCCTTTGAAAATAAAAATCCACCCTCGGGCGGCTGTGGTTGCTGCGGGATTGCGCGGTCAGGTCGCGGAAAACCGCGCGATGCGGTCGGCCAGTTCCTGCATCGCCTTGGCCTCTGCATCGCCAGGTTCCCCCTGGCCGAACAGCGCCTTGGCGCGGGCCACCAGCGCGGCAGTGGCCCCTTTGCTAAAGCCGGCTGCATCCCGCAGCAGGCCCTCTAGATCACGGATCGATTCAATTTCTGCGATGGCCTGCAAGATGTCGGCACCGCCCTTGACGCTGCCCAAGTCGAGCCTGGCTGCCGAATCGGCCGGGAACACGACGGGACTGATCTCGACCAGGTTGCTCCATTTGCGGATTACGCGGCCGTTCTCGGTTTCATCGTAGTCTCCTTTTTTGATAAAGCCTCCAATCGACAACCCATCGAGGGTTTCATGTTTCATCGCGGCGCGCACGTCAGAGGCCAGCGTCAGGCCGGGCGTGAGTTCGCCCTCCACGTAAAGGCCTTTTTCGTCTTCCTTGGCAACGATCCACTTGCCAACTGGCATGGTCCAATCATGGTTAAAAAACATTTTCGGACGGCCGTTGTTGCGCAACGTGCTCTCAAATGCACCGCGCACGATGGTGTCCCCATAGGCATCGACGCCGCCGAATACACTGGCGTAGCCGTTGAAACGGCCGACATCGCCATCTACTTTAAGGGCCACGTCACTGAGCGATAGGGTTTTGCGCAGGAGCATTGCTGCCTCCGGTAGTGGTGCCGAGTTTGTCGAGCGGCAACAGGTTGGACTGAACCGTCAGCTGATCTGCACCGGCGCCTGGGATAAGCGGCCAGTTTTCAAGCTGTCGCACCTCGTTGCGAGTCATCAGCCCGTTCTGCACATGCTTGGCGTAGATTTCAGCGCGATCTTTGGCGTTGCCCCGAAGCAGGGCGTCGAGGTTGAACTCCACCGACATGCGCGCGCGCTGCGCCGATGTCATCACGCGCTTGCGCACCGCTTGCTCTATGCTGACCAGCAGTGGGCGGACAGTGAACTTGTGGAACCCGTCGATGATCTGTTCCACGCCAGAGCCCCAGGTCGTCACGTTGCTGTGATGCACCAGCACCGGAGGCACGTCGAACCACCGGCATAGTTGCTCAACGCTGAATCGGCGTGTCTCCAGCAGCTGCTGATCTTCTGGCGAGAGACTCAGCTGCTGATATTTCATGTTGGCTTCCAACACGTACAGCCGAGAAATGTTGCCGCTGGCCATCTCGGAAAATCGTGTCTGCAGCGCGGTGCGCTGCTCTGGTTTCAGCACGCTTTCCACCATCAGCACGCCGGTGGGCTTGCCGCCGTTGCCGAAGATGCGCGACGCACTGGCCTGGGCCTTGGCGGCTTCATCGGTTGAGGCTCGCATAAACTCCAGCTTGGCTAGACCAGTGGTGCCGTTGCCCAGACCCTTGAGGTGCAGCACGTTGTCTGCGGACAGCACAGCTACATCGTTGTCAATGCGGTAGGCGTAGGCCATGGTGCCGTCGTCTAGCACATACGGCGTCACTTGGTCAGCCGGCATGGGCCACAGCGCCAGCGCTTCACCGGTGCGGGTATCTCGCGCGATGCGGGCGTAGGCATTGCCGCGCAGGTCGTGGTTCATCACCATAGCCCGCCAGAATTCAAACGGCGTCATGCGCTCATTGGGGCTTTCGTGCAACAACGCATACAGGCGCGAATTACGCGCCAGGGTCTTCTGTCCATTACTGGATTCATAGGCAAAGAACGGCAGACTGGCGATGACGGTGGCGCGGCGCTCGATGCAAGCCCACACGGTGTCAATCTGCAACGCGCTGTCAATACCGATGCTCTGCGTGTCGCCGATCAGTGCGGTCGATGGCGTGCTGGTCTGCTCACCAGATGTCTCGCCAGTGGCGCCGCCGCCCCACATGCCAATCCAGCCAAAGACCCGCGTTAGGATGTTCATGTCAGGCGATCAGCGGCGCATTAAGGAACGCGCTGATGTCCTCGTCGTCGGGCGAGTTCGCCACGCTGGCATAGGCCATAACCGCCGCCACCACAAGGTCAATTCGGCCGGTTGCCTTGGCCTTGTTCAGTTTGCGATTTCCGGCCGGGTCGCTGTCGGTCACGGCATTGGCCGCGCACCAGGTTAGCACCGGGTGGCCGTTGTGTACTACCGTGCGATTCAGAATGGCGGTCTCGAAAGCGTCAATGGCCGGCGACATGTCTTTAAATCCCTGGCCGAAAGGCAGCAGCGGTGGCAATTCAATTCCGTCATCGGCGGCCTGTTGTTGAAAATCCTCTAACCTCCAACGGTCTGCTGCGATACACTGAACGTCAAACTGGGCGCAAATCTGCGCCACTCGCTGCAGCACAGCACGTTTACTGATTGCCCGCCCCGGCGTGGTTTCCAGGTAGCCGTCGCGTTTCCACGCGCGGTAGTCAACACGATCACGCTGGCACCGATCTTCCAGCCCATCGTCTGGCAACCAACACCACGGCAAAATGGCCCACGGCAGGCCAGACGATTCCGGCTCGACCAGGAGCACAAACGCGGTCAGGTCGGTAGTGCTTGACAGGTCAAGCCCGGCATAGGCACGGCGGCCGCGCAGCTGCGCAGCGGCAAACTCTGCGCGGCACGGCCCCCAAACATGGGCGCTCAGCCACGGGTTAAGCGCGGCAGTCCATTGGCAGAAATTCAACCTGCGCACAATCGCCTCTTTGGCCGGCATGCCGCGCGCCTCAATTACTTGCTCGCGCAGGTACTGTAAGCCTGGCAGACTTGAAAACTGCAAAGACGGGTTAGCCTTCGGCCAGCAGGATTCATCTTGAAGCGGGTCATCGCCTTCGTCTAGCGCGCACACGTATCCGAAGAAAGCATCATCTTCGCGCTTTCCTGAAGCCACCTCACAGGCATAGTCGTGATAGATGCCGGCTGGCGTATTCTTTCCAGCGCCAGAGTTTGTAATCATGAAGATCAACGCTTGCCGCCGGCTCTTGGTTCCAGCGCGCAGCATCTCCACTACCTGCGCCGTCTTGTGCTCGTGGACTTCATCGATTAGAGCAATGTGCGGGCGCGGGCCGCTCTGTCCGTCGTCTGCGCTGATGGCGCGGAAGAATCCTCCCGTCATGCGGTATCCGAGGTTCCAAACGTTTTCGCGGCTGCCGCGGCTGGTCAGAACCTGCGACAACGCCGGGCTTTGTCGATACATGGCCACGGCATCGCGGAACAAAACCATGGCTTGATCCTTCTTTGTGGCCCCGGCGTAAATTTCGGCGCGCGGCTCACCGTCGGCCACCAGGCCCTTCATGCCAATGCCTGCAGCCAGCGGGCTTTTACCGCTGCCCTTTCCGGTCTCAATGTAAGCCACCCGAAAACGCCGCACATCGCCGCGCAGCCAGCCGAACAAACTGCCTACGATGAACGATTGCCAAGCATCCAACTTAAACGCTTGACCCTCGTACTGCCCGCCGTTCAGGCGCAGGCAGTCCTCAAAAAACGCGATACCGCGGGCAGCTTTGTCGATTGACCATGTGAAGCCACGCGCAGCAGCGGTGCGCAGGTCGCGCAGGTGCCGCGC